AGCCTTCGTCAATCAGAATCTTTGCATCAACGTCACTGACTTCGATGATATCCCCGGCTTGGTACGGTGTGCACGCCTTGGTGGCTGCGTCACGAAACACGATGCCGGATAACATTTGTACTTTCATGTGGGGTCTCCGTTTGGTAGGGAGGTGTCAAGGATTCCTTGACACCTCCCTGATTGACTAAGCGTGTACGCCGACTGAGAATGCTTCGATTTGGGTGACGTCGCCACCGTAGCGCCATGAAGCGACGATGTAGGTCAAGCCCTTGCGCACGTCGCGCCATCGCTCGATCTGAACACCGCTTGCGCGCTCGACAAATGCGTAGAACGAGTAGTTACCGAAGATGATGGATTTGTTGGTCGTGGCAATCGCTGGGATTTGCGCAGACAACATTACCGGCCAACCTTCGACGGTGCGCTGACCGTTCACGGTGTCCGTGATGCGGTTGTAGTTGGTCAGGTCCAAGGTCTTCAATGCGCCCCAAGTGGAGTTCTGCATAATGAAGCCGGTTTCGCCGTTGGTCAGGTATTCGCCTGCAACGTCGGTGCTCAGTCCAACGATCTGCGCGTTGGTGATTGCCGTTGCGCTGAATGCATAGGTGTTCGTTACCCGGGTAAGCAAACCGTACGGCTGCGAAGAACCGGAACCGTTGACGATGTAGTTGTTGGCGCTGACTGCCATCGCACGAGCGATTTCGTTCTGCAGGAACTCTTCGAGGTTCGACGACGTGTCGGCCATGAGTTCATCCGACAAAGCGAACTCAAGAGTGTCTTTGTAGAGTTGGATGGTCTTCGAGTTGGCGAGGTTTGGCTCGGATGCCGTTGCGGTCGTGCCTTCGGAAACAATCCCCGGGGTTGCCTTGGTGCTCTGCGCAGGCATGATGTGCTTCCACGATTCCGTGGTGACACGAGTGAAACCAATTTGACCCAAGAACGAGAGTTCGTCACGGCGTGCCGTGATGGTGCGGTTGATGGTCGTCGGAACGGTGAAACCGCCGTCGTTGTTCGTTGCTTCGGTCAGTGTCTTCGTTGCTGACTTCTTTGCGTTGTGCAAGGTGTTCATCACCGATGCATCGTCGCTGCCACGCATGAACGACTTGTAAGCCTGATAGTACTCGTTGGTGTCGAATGCGCTGACGGTCTCGACCGCAGCCGGTGCGGCCTTCATTGCTGGGCCGTTGTGGATCGTGCCGCCTGCTACGGGCTCGCCGGCCAGTTCGCTGATGGCTGCCTTGACTGCGTCCTTGATGTTGTCCATGGTGTGTTCTGTTCCCTCTGTAGATACTGCGGTTTTGATATCGTCATGACCGGTGTTCGCTGCCGCAGTGCGCACAGTGGTTCCCTTGGTCGAGACTTCGGTAGTGGTGCGGGGCTCCGCTGGGGTTGGCGTCAATGAGATTTCACCGACTACCCAACGCTTGATTTCGCCGTCAACGCGTTCAACGAGGTGAGGCAATGCGCCGGTCGAGAGACCAAGAGCGCCTTGCTCCGCCAACTTCATGACGTCGGCTGCGTACTTGTGCCTGCGGTCAAGTTCGATTTGCACATCGATACCGGTGTCGGTCGGTGTCCATACTTTGACCGTGCCTATCTGCGACTTCAAGCCGCCAAGTGCGTGGTCGTAGTACACCGGCATCCCAACGAAGGGACGCGTGCCGCCGAAGTCTGTGTCTTTGCTGAATCGGTCACCTGTCAAATCTTCGCCACCGTAGACAACGCCGGTACCTTTGAGGGTAAACGGTGCCACGGCTTTGATTGCGTGTGATGTTGACTTCATTTGACCCCCAGCAATCGACGTGCGAAGCGCTTTGTTGCTTCTGCGTTCATTGTCGCGGTGTTGTCAAGTGCTTTGGATTTCATCGCCTCTTCTTCGTCCATCTCGTGCATTGATGCGACTTCTTCGACCGGCTCTTCGACCTCTGCGACGGCTTCTTCTGCCATCTCTTCGACCATCTCTTCGGCTTCTTCTTCGACTGGTGCTTCGGCAATCAATGCGGACTCGGGAATAATCCAGAGTTTGCACAGTGCCTCTTCTTCGATGTCGCCTTCGACGATCTCACACCGATTGGCGAGGTAGAACACACAGTTTTTGCACGCCATGCCTTCGGCTGCAAATGGGTTGCCTTCTGCGTCGATGTAGTGCGCACCGTTGGCGCCGATGCCGCGGTCAAAGACTCCGTACATCTCGACAATGCTCTCGTATGTGTCGTACATCACCACCTGACGCTCGTTCAGGATGGTTGATTCGTCGATGGCCTTCGTTGCGCTCTTTGGTTTCATTCCGTCATAACCAACGGTGCGAAGCGCCTTCATTGTTTCCTTGTTGTGGTACGCCGCCATGCGTAGCGCTTCCATGTCGCTCTCGGAATGCCGACGTGATGCTTTGGTGCTCATGCTGTTCTCCTCTACAATACGACGCGCCCACGCGCGCCCTTCATCACCGCCCCAACCGTACCAAGCCTGCCAACCTTTGCCTTGCTCCGACCACGTCGCACCCTCTTTGTCAATCTCGTGACGGTCGAAGTATGCAACCATGCGTCGCACCGTCTCGAAACTGACCGGCTCTCTGTTGGCCAGTTGGTTCGCACGCGCCAAGCCGACCGGAGTCATGCCTTGCTGACTCGGTGGCTTCTCCGCACGCACATCGAGCGCACGCTGTGCATTGTCGGCGACCGACTGCGGTGCGATGTACGTCGCTTTGGTTTCATCTGATGTTGCAATATTGAGTGCGGTCAAATATGCGAGCGCTTTGTCCATGCTTTGATAGCATTGCAATGCTTCGGGTTCGTCATCTTTGAACACACAATACTGCCCATTTGCAGATACAACATGATACGGCATCAAAGAGCCTCCATTGCTTTTGCTACCAGTGCATCGAGACTGCCATTGCTTTGTATGGTTTGCACAGCATTTGCTGCGGTATTCCATCGTCCTTTGTGAATGTCCGCCTGCTGGTCTCCCACGACGTATGGAGCGTACGAAGCGCCGCTCGACAAGGTCGCTTCGTCCCCTTGGAGGTCGACACGGTACGACCGGTTAAGCGCTTCGCTTCCCTTCAGGCTTGACCCTTTGCCGCGCACGTATGGCACCGTGATTGCGCCGCGTCGTATGTTTGCCATGACGAAGCGTCGTTGCTTTTCTGACTTAAACTTCATTGAGCCAGCGCCAGGTGGCGGTGGCTTGTCTTCGTTTAATTGCCCCTGGACAAGCACCGCATAGCCCAGCGTGACGGTGCGTATCATCTCGCCAATCTGTGCCTCGCCGATCCGGCCAAGGATTTCCACGGTGATGCTATTTGCCATTAGCGCACCAACCGCAGTGACGTGTCGCATCGGCAATTGACGTGCGCTGGTGCGCCGTCGGGATACTCTGCGCCCCACTCCGCTTCGGTCTTGCCGTTCAGTGGCGCACAGATTGGACACACCAATTCATCCGCGTCGGTGTTCCACACCCGCACCATGTTGACGCCACGCTCTGCTAAGTAATCTTTGTACGACGTGGTTGCTTGCGAAGCGGCCCGCGTCGTCTCGGTGATGGCAATCATCTTGGCGCGCACCGGGTCGCTCAGTGGCAAAACGGCTGCGGTAACGTCCTGTATGGTCATCCCCGGGGTTGTGCGGAACATCTCAATAATTGGCTTGATGCGGTTCGCCGTGGTTTCGTCAATCTTCGCGGTCTCTCTCGGTGTGTAATCAAGCAACCAATCTTGAATGTACCGAGACTGGTCGCCGGTATCCATCGGGATGCTGAACTGCGTGCCGAGCCGGTCAATGCGCTTGCCCATCGTCGTGCCCAGTTCCGAATCTAAGACCGGTTTGATGACGTCGCGCAACGACGTTGACGGATCGCGTTCGTTGACGATGTCACGCGCCCACTCTTCGCCCTTCTTGCGCATCTCTTTGATGATGCGGTTATAGATGCGCAGTTCATCCGGTGTCATGTCGTCTACCGGTGCTTTGACCGCGTGTATGACGTTGTGCACGTCGTCCACCGTCATGCCCTTATAGCACCGCTCCATCACGGCGTCGACGTGGTCCGCGGGAATCAGCGCAGAATCAAACGAGGTCTTTGGGTCTCGTCCGCTCTTAATTCTGCGCTCTATTTTTTTTGAGAGTAGCGCCCACTCGTTGGCGATTGCCTTGGACGTGTTCGCCATGTCCGACGGTGCCGCAGTGCCTTCGCTCGTTGGCGCTTCGACTGGCGTCGACTCCGGTGCTGCTAAATCGCCGGGAAGGACGATGTCAGCAATGTTGTCATATCCGAGTATCTGCATAGCCGCCCGAAGCGGTACGCCGGCTTGTGTGAGTTGAAGCAAAGAGCCTGCACGCTGGGCTTCGTCCGCTTGCATGACGTCGAGTTGCTCCGGCATGAACTGAATCTCGTACTTCAACGGCCCGAGCAGTTGCTCGTTCAAGACGTCGGCCAACTTCGGCAACCGAGGTATTACGGTCTCGCGCCAAAACGACTGACGATCCGAATCCGCCGTCGCATAGTTCGCCGCCGATGCTTCAAGCATGGTCAGCGGTACGCCCATCGTCATAGCGATTTGCTTCAGCGTGCGCTCTGCTAACTCCGGCATCATCAACGTATTGATATCCGGTGTAATCTTCTGCACCTTCAACTCTTGCGCTCGGACAAATATCCATTTGAACGCATTCAACACACCGCTTCCGCGTTGGTTAATCTCTGCGCCCATCCGCTTAAACTCTGAATCGTCCATCGAGTCGGGGAGGTTCATCACCGTCACCGGCTGCGCGCCACCTTCGAAGAACATCGAAGTGAAGCGGTCGAGATTGTAGGACAATTGCGCGTTCTGCATAGCCACTTGCGCAGGTGCCAAGCCGGGCCCGACGTCGTCCGTGAATGAGTTCTCACGGAAGTAGACGATCTCTTCCAACGTCCACGGCCCGTACATCTTCCCGCCGATGACTTGGTTAAACGTGAGCCCCAGGTAGGGATTTTCCAGCGTTCCCAAGTTGGGATTGTATGCGTAGTTCACCGTGGTCGGGTTGAGCGCTTCGAAGCCGACCAACGTCCGCCCCTTGACGATGCGCACCCAATACGCCGCACCCGTCACAAGAAGACTACGCTCCGTCGCTGCCAAGAGCCGAGAGAAGTTCTTTTTCCACGGCCATTCAACCTCGACGCCGTTGCGTAACAATCGATACGGTACTGAGCTGATCGCATCGGCTCGCAGTTCGACCGCACGGTACAACGGTGCGACGTGCGCATAGCCGACGTCAGCCGTCTTGATTGTTCCGTTCCGCAACAATTGACCCAGCCAAGCCGGGTTATTCATGGTCATGCAAAACTCCATTCTACGCGTGGCTTCGATATCATTGCGACCGCACCGCTTGCCGCGTCAACGTAGTCGTCGTGCGGTGCGCTGGGGAATGCGACGACCTCATCGAGAAAGTCCCGCACCCATGCACCGTTTACCACGACCACGGCTCCGGCTTCGGCTCTGGCGGCCCAAGGCATAGCTCGTTGGACTTTATCGCCCTTGACGTCGATACCTTTGAACGATACGTCGGCAATCTCTGGTATTCGTCGCAGTTCTTGCGTTGCAGCGAGTCCGTGCTGTGCTTTCTCGATGCCGTGCGTCGTGTCCGCTTCACGTCGCATCGTGTCCACCATGATGCGTCGTACATCGGGCCACTCTGCCTTTACTTTGATACCGTCGGCAATATAGAACACGCCGTCGTGTAAACACACACGGACGGACGCGGTATAGTCTGCGCTCTGTTTCACGGACGAAGCCAAGTCCCAATACCGGAACCACTTGGCGCCGTGCGGTCTCACGTCGGTCGTCTTCAGCCAATGGCGCTGGAACATTGCGCCGACCGGGTCGATGAAATCACCATCGACTTCTTGTCGGTACATCTCGGACGTCATCGACTCCTTAAGCGTCTCGACGAACGAGTCATCGAGGAACACGTTATCCGTCGTCTTGCTTCGAATCGTGGCGTAGTCTTGATGCGTCCCTGCGAAGAGTTGATACACCCAATCTTTGCCGCGTGGCGTCGTGGACATCCAAGCCCGACCGGGTTGCTCGCGCAACGTCGCAATACTCAATGGCCAAATATCGGCGTCCATCATCGCCACCTCGTCAAGCCATAGCCACCCGGCGTTGGCGCCACGGAGCCGGTCGGGGTTGTCCGCACTGCGGAATATGATGCGACGGTCACCGAGCAAACGAAGCTCCATATCTGATTTATTCCACGACGTCGCAATACCTGCCTTCGCGACCAAGCGTAGGATGGTCTCCATGGCACCGAGTTTCAACATCGGGTATGTCGGTGCCACGATGAGCCCTGTCGAGCCCTTGGGTTGTCTCAGTGCCTCTACTGCGCCTGCTCGTGTCTTACCGCTGCCACGACCGCCGACGAACAGACGAAACCGCGCATCACTTGCCCAGAACGCTCTTTGGGGTGACGTCTGTGATTGGTGTCGGATCGTCAGCGGTGAGGTCGATGACGTAGTCGTTGGGGCCTGTAGTGGAGTGTACATTGTAGGATTCTCTGTAGCTCGGGTCGAGCTTCTTTAGCAGAAACATCACCATCACCGGTGTCGTTGGTGCCATGCTGTACGCCAAGGATTCGAGGAACTCTTGGCGCACTTCGCGACCGCGTCGGGTCGCCTCTTCTACCTTCGCAGCGAACACCGGGTCGGC